ATTTAATTTAGTCCTCCTCGAACCAGGAAAAAGTTTTATTAGAGTTATTCAATCAATCGGCAGAGGCATAAGAAAGGCCCAAGACAAAGACTTTGTTAATGTCTGGGATATAACTTCCTCTGCAAAATTTAGTAAACGGCACTTAACTAAGCGTAAAAAGTTTTACGCTGAAGCAAAGTATCCTTATTCAGTACAAAAAATTACAATATGAAAATTCTTACATTAGATGATACAAGTTATGATTTAGATACTATACCCGATGAAATAGATGATATTAGATATAGTGTTATTGACTATTCCGATCCTGAAAATGTAGATTACATTTATGTACCATTAGTATTTTTAGAATCATTTAATGCTCCTGCCGCAGTTATTGAAGTAGGCGGGCATACTATTCAAATGCCTTTAGATTGGAGTATTGTTATAGGTGAAAAAGAAATAGGCGATTTAGAAGTTTTACCTATCATGAGCTTTAATGATAGAAATTTTAACGCATTTGTATATAATCCTGTCCGTTGTATAATGGCAGAATTTTATCCCATAAAAATAGTCAATATCTATTCTGAAATGAAATGGTATTTTCCAAAATTAAAATACGGACATATATTATCTGTTCCATTAACAGATACTAAAAAACCAAATTGTATTTTTATTGTTAAAGAAATAAACAAAATACCCGAGGTATTAGATATTNCACAATTATGGTTATANACTTACTGTTTTGTTACGGACAACAATATGCCTACCTTTAAAAGCAGTAACATAATCCCATATAGGTCCTGGTTTTACAGTAATATCGGGAGAAGTTTTAAAACCTGAACTACCAGAAATAATTTCTACATCTCGTAGGTATCCGTTTTCTAATTTTGTTTTTGTTTCAACATTTCCGTGTGAAAATGATAATATCGGATCACAATATTTTATGCCAGGTCGTTCAACTTTAATTTTATCTATTTTAAATAATGTATTAACTGTTATGTTACCACTACCAATTTTTGTTGTTGGTATTATATTTTGTGTAGAAGGTAAAATACTATAATCTCCTGAATTAACAACATCAAATTCGGGAACATTATTTTCAACACTTGTAATCTTAAAGGAAGCAGGAAACATAAATGCACCACCAGGTATTGTATATAGAAAACCAGGAAAAAGCGCATGATTGGTAGAACTTACAAATTCTACATGCTCTAATGACATTATTGCTCGAACAGAGCCTCCTGCACCTACTGTTGTATATGGCATAGGAGCAAAAATTGAGAATTGATTTTGTTCAAGATTGGCTGATTGGACTAAAGTACAAATAGCCGTGTTATTATCAATATCTGTAACAATGGCAGTCCTGAGACTTTTAACCTTATAATCTTTTACAGATTTTGCGCCTTTTATGTTGCATTTACAAGGTAAATGTGCTAAAATATACTTTTTAAGAAGGTCGGCGTTTCGCATACAGTATTTATGGTATTTTATGGAATTAAGAAAAGCACTAAACGGAATAGATAGAAAGAATAAAAAATTATATAGTACTTTAACTGAAAAGGAAAAGAAAGATTTTAGTCCTTGGCTGTTAATGCGGTATATATCTAATATAAAAGAAGGGCCTTGGAGACTTTTTTATCATCATTTAGTTATGACAAACGAATTCGTTAATGTTCATTTTAGTGATTTACGAAAGCATGAAGAACTCCAATGGTTATTACTTCAACTTGTTGGTACAGGTAAAAACTTTTTTCATGAATTTATTAGTCCTGGAAAAAAAAGTAAAAAGAATAAAATTAAACTATGGTTAATGGAAGTATTACCAACAACAAAAGAACGTGATATAGACACGTTAATAGAATTAAATACGAATACGAGTATTAAAGATTATGCAAAGCAACACGGTATCAGTGATAAGCAAATCAAAAAAATCTTTAGTTGATTCTTTTATATGCAAATATTGCGGTAAAAGTTTTAAAAAAGAAAGCACTCTTGCAGTTCATTTATGCGAACAAAAACGCAGAGCAGGAATGTCTAAAGAACAACACGTTAAATTGGGATTTTTTATATATTTAAATTTTTACCAATTTACAATGCCCCAGCAAAAAACACAAAAAGATTATACTGGTTTTGCTCAATCTAGATATTTTATGGATTTTATTAAATTTGGTAGGCATGTTTTAGATTTACAATTAACTTCTGACTTACAGAAGGAATTTATAAATTATGTCGTTATAGAATCTATAAAATTAAAAGATTGGATAAAAGGAGAAACATTTGATAAATTTCTTAAAAAATATTTAAGTTATGAATCAGCTTTTAGAGCAGTTGAGCGGGCAATATTAACAGCAGAAGAATGGGAGTTAAAAGAAAATGAACATTGGACAACATTTTTTGATAAAGTTTCAACATTTAATGCAGTACATTTTATATGCACCGGACGCATTAGTCCTTGGGTCATTCTTGGTACTAATAGCGGTAATCGGCTTCTTCGAAGGTTAAACGAAGAACAATTAGCATTAGTGGAGAAATTTATAGACATATCTTTTTGGGAAAGAAAAGTAAAAGAGCCTGATGATGGTTTAAAAATCATAGACGAATATTTTCATGACTGATATTGATATTGATTTTAAAGATCGTAATAGTATTCTTAATAAGTTACATCACATTCCAGCATCTATTATTAAAGATAATAATGTTGTTCGACATAATACTGGCATATATTTTCATGAAATTCCAGTTGATCCATTTACAGGTAATGCTACATTAGATTATAAAAAAGCAGAAGAATTAGGATATTTTAAAATAGATTGCCTTAATGTAAACATGTATAAGGATGTAGAAAATGAAGAGCATCTACAGCGATTAATANATGCCGACACTGATTGGGAGTTATTTCAACACAAAGAAATAGTAGAACAATTATTTCATATACATGATCATTTTAATATAGTTTCGCAACTGAAACCACAATCTGTAGAACAACTTGCTATGGTGCTTGCGATCATAAGACCAGCAAAGCGATCACTACTGGGAGAATCGTGGCAATCGATACAAAAACAAGTATGGCTAAAACCAATCGATAATTCATATTATTTTAAAAAATCTCATGCTATAAGTTATGCCTTAGCAATTGTAGTGCAATTAAACTTACTTGTTGAATCAATCAACTTTTCTAACTAATTGTATTTGACGCCGTTTAATTCTTTTTTTCAAAATATTTGCTAAACTAATAGAAGGCCCATATAAAACTTCGAAATCTTTGGCGTTAAATGTCATAAGACTATATTGAAATTCTTCAAATCTAGATTTAAGAACAATGTTAATTGGTATCATCCGATTTGATTCTACCCACCATTCTTCTCCTAGTTTTAAAAAATTTTCTTTTTCTTTTGTGGCATTTAATTTAGAATAAACGTAAACTGAACACACGGTGTTGCTTTGATTTTGAACAATTCCGACATATTCCCCGCTACCGTGTTTACATAAACTTAAAAATGGGAATCTATCTAGTAATTCTTTATGNTCGTCTGTAACTTCCATATTACCTCTTCAGAGTATTTATGATAAATAATTACAGCAGGTATAGCAATGGCACAATCATTAACACTATATGATTACACCCATACTCAACATTTACTGTTGATTAGCGGACCCTCAAAAACGAGAAATGCGCCAATGAACAACAGAATATTAAAAGTTTATAAGGGTGTGGATAATACAATTAACTTTGATGTAAAAAACGAGGACCGAAAACCCGTTAAATTAACTAGTCAAATTATTAAAGCAAATTTAGTTAATCATCAAAATAAACAACTTATATTTTCTAGAACTTGTAAAGTAGAAGACGACCATGCAGGTACAGTCCAACTTACTATTTTAGATTCTGATGTTGCAGGTATCGATGAAGGACTATACGATTTAGCATTTACTTATACTAATAACGAAGGATCTACCAAACCATTATTCACAGATCATAATGATAAACAAACAGCAACAATCCAAATATTAGATGGCTCGTTACCTAAACTGTCATCTACGGTTATTATTGATTCGTTTGCAAAGGATCCACAGAATAATGGCCAACCAAATGTAAATCAAATGTATAGTAGCGGTTATGCTGGAGATGCTCAGAGTAACGATAGTAATGGATTGCATACTTTTGCGGCATATACCACATCATTTACTGGTAAATTGTATGTCGATGGAACATTAGAGGCATATGCTGATTCAAGTGCTGGATGGTTTCCAATACGAATAGGATCGGTTACAGATTATGTTTCATTTTCTGCTCACACCGGAATAATTCCGTTTAACTTTTCTTCTAACATAATGTGGATAAGATTTTCGTTTCTTGCCGATTCAGGAACATCTGGGGTTGACAAAATTCTTTTTAGAACGTAAAATAAGTACATGAATATTGTTCAAGATTTAGTATCATCATACTTACCTCTTGGCTCTAAAAGGAGTCCGTCTGGTTGGATAACGTTAAATTGTCCAATGTGTACTCAATCTGGTCAGCCTAGGCCCGATACACGGAAACGTGGCGGGGTTATGTTTGCTGATGACTCTGTAGTGTATCATTGTTTTAATTGTGGATTTAAAGTAGGATGGAAACCTCCACAAAGATTTACTGATAGGTTTAAAAAATTACTCAAAGGGTTAGGAGTACCACGAGAAAAAATACAGCGATTAACATTAGAAATTTTACGGAAGGCAGACGAAACTGATACCACAGCATTTACAAAAAAGAAAGAACAAAGTATTACTCCGAATTGGCCCGAAATAATATTACCGCCAAATTCAAAACCTATATTTAAATGTGAGCCAACACAAGAATTTATTAATGCTGTCGAATATGTTGCTAGTAGGGGGTTGTTAGATTTAACAGAATGGTATTATAGTCCGTCTGATTTTGGGCAAATGAAAAATAGAATAATATTACCGTACAAATATAAAAANAAAATTGTAGGATATACCGCTCGTTGGATAGGNGAAAAACAATATAAATATCCTAAGTANTACCAACAACAAAGTAGAGATTTTGTTTTCAATTTAGATGCACAGACGAAAGAAAGAAAATATGTTATAGTTGTTGAAGGACCATTTGATGCAGTTGCCGTTGATGGTGTTGCTATAGGTGGTAATAAAATTAATTATAGACAAGCAACTATAATTAATCAATTGAATAAGGACGTTATTTTTGTACCAGATCAAGACAAACCAGGAATGGAGATGGTTAGACAAGTTGTTGATTTAGGTTGGTCTGTTAGTTTTCCTCCATGGGATGAAGCAAAAGATTGTGCCGAAGCAGTATTGGCATATGGTAGATTATTTACATTAACTAGTATTTTAGAATTTACTGAATACAACACAATAAAGATTCAAGTTAAGGCAAAACAATGGAAGTAGGCGAAAAAGAATATACTGAAGATATGCAAAAACTTTATATTGAGTTTTTGTTATCGGATTCAGAATTATATGCAAGATGTCAAGCAATTTTAAGTGCAGAATATTTTGATAGAAAATTTAGAAAGAGTGTTAAGTTTATACAGGAACATGTAAACGGATATTCTGTTGTACCAACTCCCGAACAACTTAAAGCACAAACCGGTGTAGAATTTACACTGGTTAAGGATATAGATGCACGACATGACGAATGGTTTTTAGATGACTTTGAACAATTTTGTAAACACAAAGCACTTGCAAATGCAATTCTTAATTCAACTGATTTATTAGAAGAAAATCAATTTGGTGCAGTTGAAAAACTGATCAAGGATGCAGTACAAGTTAGTTTAGCAAAAAATTTAGGAACAGATTATTATACAGAACCTGCAGAAAGATTACGTAATTTAAAAATACTAAACGGAGGCACAAGCACTGGTTGGCAAACAATGGATTCGAAACTGTTTGGTGGATTCAACAAAGGTGAACTTAATATATTTGCAGGAGGTAGTGGAGCAGGTAAGAGTATATTCCTGCAAAATCTTGCATTAAACTGGTCGCTAATGAGGTTAAATGTTGTATATATAAGTTTAGAGCTTAGTGAAAACTTAACCGCTATGCGAATGGATGCAATGAACACAGGCTATTCAACACGGGATTTATATAAAAATTTAGATGATGTTGACTTACGTATTAAAATGCAAAAGAAAAAAGCAGGATCAATTCAAATAGTACAATTAGCAAGTGGTTGTACAGTAAATGATATACGGGCATACTTAAAAGAATATACAGTACAAACAGGTATACGACCTGACTGTATATTAATTGATTATTTAGATTTAATGATGCCAGCACAAAAGAAAGTACCTCCAAGTGATTTGTTTATTAAAGATAAATTTGTTAGCGAAGAACTTAGAAATTTGGCAGTAGATTTAGATATATTATTTGCAACAGCATCACAATTAAACAGGGGTGCAGTAGACGAAATTGAATTTGACCATAGTCATATTGCAGGCGGTCTTAGCAAAATACAAACAGCAGATAATGTTATTGGTATATTCAGTTCACGAGCAATGCGAGAACGTGGACGAATACAAATACAATTTATGAAAACTAGGTCCAGTAGTGGCGTAGGACAAAAAGTCGACTTAGAGTTTGACATTAATACGTTGCGGTTGCGGGATTTATCTGAAGAAGATCAGGAAGAACAAACGTCTAGTTCGATATTTGAAAGTATTAAAAAGAAATCAACTATGAATAAAATACATGAAAATCAAATAGTAGACGAATCGGTAGATCATGCTGACAAATTAAAATCATTATTGAAAAGTATAAACTAAAACCTTTAATAATGAATCTCTCCCCTCATTTGTAATAGGTCTGCTTTGCCACATGCTGGTTACTGCTTCTGAAGCATTATGTTTAATTTCTTCACCCATATTTGCATTATCGGGATGTAAGGCTAGAGCAGGAATAGCCTCAATAGCCATAGTAATTGGTGTTATGTCTTCAACTGGGGCGGAGGCCTGATGAAATTGTTCTAGTTCGTCGTCAGTATAACCCCCTAGTCTATAAGGACTAGGATTTCTTTCTAATAGGTACGCTCGCATATTAGTATTTATAGCTAAATATACAAAAGAGGTTTACGGCTTTGGAAAAACAAACTAAAAGTATTTTAGAAGAAATAAATTCTATTATTCCTAAAAAAGATAAAAATATGATCGTTGAATCTAGAGCTGATCATGTTATTACAAGTGTTATTAATTTAGTTCATCTTATTAAAGAAACCTACACTGAAGAAGATGCACAAGATTTAACAAAAAGATTGTTTAACTCCATTAAGACCGAGGATCCTCGAAAGTTTAACCGCGGTATGAATAGAGTTAAAAATGAAAATAAAAGATATACTTAATAATTTTAAACCTTTCAAACGTAGAAAATACAAAGGTCCGGGACGAGTAAGTCGTCGCATTGGTAAAGAATTTCATCGAAAAAAATCCGCAATAAAAG